TGCACTTACGGCGATTAAAAAGTCAACAAGCAACTACACCTTATGCTCCTTCTTGGGACGTACCTTTAGGAATGGCCCAATGGTCAGAGCATGATAAGATCGATACAATTCGAGATTTTCTCTTAGAGAAAGAAGAAGAGCTACTTAGATTGCCTTATCAAGGCGACGGCGACACTGGCTTAGACGAAACGAATATAACTACTCGCTACGGAAACTATCATCTTTTTGACTTTACTAAAGAATGTTCTGAACTTAACGATTTACTTGAATGGTTACGAGAGCAATGGGTAAGATTTATTATAGAAGATAATACTCAACCGTATATACTTGCATTTACTTGTTGGTATAATATTATAAGAAAAGGTCAAGAAATTAACCCCCATCGACACGGTGCGGGCCCAATTGTTTATCTAAGTGGAAATATGCATTTAGATAATTATGAAACACATACATATTACGAACACATGGAAATGACAGCATCATTGCCTAACGTAAAAGGTGGATTAACTCTCTTTCCGGGGTATGTAAATCATAGCGTACCTGTGTATAATGGTGATACTCCGAGAGTAAGTTTAGCATTTGATATATCAATTAATGACCCTCCAGTACACCCTTTACAAGAAGGATTAGAATATAGATCGTTTTCTGATATTGAAATGTGCGAAAAGATTACAAAAGACTTAGCAAACGAATGAAGTCTAAGAAACTAGAAGATCTACAAGAAAATGGCTTATGGTTAGTTATGCACCCTGTACAACGTATGGGCTGGGAAGCTGATCAACTGTTTCCTTGGTTAGGTGCAGAAATGGTACGTATGAGTCAACGTATAAACTACTACTTAAGACCTTGTCATCATAAGTTTATTGTTATAAATGACGGTGATGATACTATATCTACATTTTCAAATTATCCTCATATGAAAACACTATCGAAATTAAACCGATATTGTATTAAGAACGATATTACAAAACTAATATATACAGGATTTCATTATGGTGTATGTTTATTAAGTGAAAAAGAAGTAGGCATGGAAGCTATAGAAATCCACAATAGAAGTAGTCATAGAACTTGGCATCCATATGAGATGTTTGTTAAACGTGAGTTAACTATGATAGGGCCAGGTGCTGACGAAGATAGTTGGAGTAGTGCTGACTATGAAACGGAAAAGTTTGCTCAAATTATTTAGGTTGACAAACAATAATAAATGCGTTATACTATTAAAAAATAAAGATAAGGTGAAATATACACAATGAAATATGTTCTAGTTGATACAGCAAATACATTCTTTAGAGCTCGTCATGTAGTACGTGGCGATCTTGATATGAAAGTAGGAATGGCTTTTCATATAACCTTTAATAGTCTAAAAAAAGCATGGAACGACTTTGATGCGGACCATATTGTATTTTGCTTAGAAGGCCGTAGTTGGCGCAAGGACGTCTATGCTCCTTATAAACGAAATAGACAAGCGGCTCGTGATGCTTTAACAGAAGCACAACAAGAAGAAGAAAAAGTTTTCTGGGAAACATTTGATAATTTTAAAGACTTTATTATAGAAAAAACTAACTGTACAGTCTTGCAACATGACGAATTAGAAGCAGATGATCTAATTGCAGGTTGGGTACAACATCATCCAGATGATGATCATGTAATTATATCAACTGATGGTGATTTTGCACAACTAATATCACCTAAGGTAACTCAGTATAACGGAGTTTCTAATACAACTATTACACATGAAGGATACTTTGATGATAAAGGCAAAAGAATTATTGACAAAAAGACTAAACAAGAAAAACTTGCACCTAACCCAGAATGGTTATTGTTTGAAAAATGCATGAGAGGTGATACAAGTGATAATGTATTTAGTGCTTATCCCGGGGTAAGAGTTAAAGGTACACGTAACAAAGTAGGCTTAACAGAAGCATTTAACGATAAAGACACAAAAGGCTACAACTGGAATAACTTAATGCTACAAAGATGGGCCGATCACGAAGGTGTAGAACATCGAGTATTAGACGATTATAATCGTAATGTAGAACTATGTGACTTATCTGCACAACCACAAAATATTAAAGACAAGATCTTTAATACGATTATAGAAAATGCACAACCCAAAAATATACCGCAAGTGGGATTGCGGCTAATGAAATTCTGTGCAATATACGATATGCAAAGAATAACTGATAATGCTCAGGCTTATGCTGAGCCATTACAAGCGAGGTATCCTGTATGACTGACGTAAAAGCAAAAGAAATATTAAAAAATAAGTTTTGGATAATTGAAGACGCAAATCAAGGAAACAAGATTGGTACATTATCCAAAGACGAGAATAACCATTATATGTATTCTTGTCAGCGACCAGTTAACCAACGACGCACAACTGAGTATTATAGTTGTCTAAAAGATCTTAAAGCGGGCATTGGTGGTGAAATTCTTTGGAGCAAAGCTACTGTAAGTGATGCTAATGAAACAGTTTCAAAAGAAATATATGGACTAGTTACTAGTACTGTTCCTTATAATGCAATGTACGATCTAAAAAGAAAATTTGCACTATTTACAAAAAGTAAAAAATCTAAGAGCTTGTATTGTGCAGGATACTTTATAATTCATTTTGAAAAAGGTTGGGTTAAAAGTTTATGTCCAAAACAAGTTACTTTAGAAAAATACGAATATCGCGGACCTTTTAAAACTGAATTAGAAATGCGACAGGAGTTAAGCCGTGCAAACCGTTAAACCATTAAACACTATTCCTTTACAACAATTTATTGATAAGGTAAAAATTGCTGATAATTCTAAAGCAATTGAAGTAAAAATAGAATTAAAAGAAGCTAAGAACCTCGCTTTCACACTAGCAAGTGTAATGTCTAGATTACATGGAGACTTAGAAAAGCTAGTAGATCAAGCTAATAAAACTGAAGAAGTTGTAAATATTACAATGGATGGTGGTAATAGCTGGAAATAAGCTAATATACTCATAAATAAACTGCGTATATAACTGTTATTTTTAGATAAATAATAGTAGTATATAACAGGATAAAGATATGAGTAGACCTAAACCCGAAATAATTTTAGAGCATGTTAATAAAAAAACATACCGCTCAGAACAAGTATTAAATGCAGAAGCCATCTGGGCTGTATTTTATACTAACAAACCATTCAATTTAAAATCATCAAATGTATTAACAAACTATCCTGGGCCAAAATATAAAAAGGTTAGTTTTAGTAATCCTGGCCATGCACATAATCTTGCTAAAAAACTAAATGATCTTTTTAATACTAAAGACTTTACAGTTGTAAAATTAGTAACTGGTGAAGTAGTAACAGAAAAATGAACTTAAAAGAAACCTACACTAAGGTGTTCTTAAAACAAGCCAACATATCAATTAATGAAAATACATTAAAAGAGTATATGCCATTATGGTGGCAGAATACTCGATCCAAAATATCAGGTGGTTTACGATTAACAGAGGACGGATTTAATTTTTTATCCGAAACTTTAGAGTTATCAAATTATAATGTTCCGTTTCCTAAGGATTTTAAAGTTACGACTCAAGTTGTAATCTTCTTAGACAAGTTTATTGACTGTCCTTACTACCTTACTAACCAAGGTATTATAGTACTGAACGAAAAGAAGGCACTCGAACTGCATCTTTTCTCTGGAGATTTAAGGAAATACGGACTTACTAAAGCTCTAAATCGGGCAAATAGCTCACTAAGTCCTTGATATTACTACACTTTTTTTCGCACTTTTTTTCATCTTTTTTGCAGATTCTGGTTGACCTTTGACGATTATGAACGTATAATAGTATATAACAATAAGGCACTGAACATTAAAAGGCAAACAAGGAGTACAAAATGGAAAATCTAGCAGTAAGACAAGTAAGTCCGAATAGTGCAAAAGCAAGTATTATTCGAGCATTTAAAAAGAAACGTCCAATCTTTATTTGGGGTCCCCCAGGCATTGGAAAATCAGACATAGTTAGGCAAATTGGTGATAGCATAGAAGCCCATGTTATTGATATACGTCTAAGTTTATGGGAACCTACAGATATTAAAGGTATTCCATATTTTGATTCTAAACAAGGTACAATGGTTTGGGCACCACCAAGCGAATTGCCAGATGCGAAAATGGCGAAAAAGCATAAACAGATTATTGTGTTTTTGGATGAAATGAATTCAGCACCACCGGCAGTACAAGCCGCGGCTTACCAATTAATTCTTAATCGTAAGGTTGGTACTTATACACTTCCAGATAACGTTTTGATTGTTGCCGCAGGTAACAGAGAAGCTGATAAAGGTGTTACTTATAGAATGCCTGCTCCGTTAGCCAACCGTTTTGTTCACTTAGAAATTAAAGTGGATTTTGATGATTGGTTTGAGTGGGCTGTTAAGAACAATCAGCATCAAGATGTTGTTGGTTATTTGACATTTAGCAAGAAGGACTTATACGATTTTGATCCAAAATCACCGAGTCGTTCATTTGCTACACCCCGTTCATGGTCGTTTGTTTCCGAACTTTTGGAAGATGATGACGATGAAAATACCACTACAGATTTAGTTAGTGGTGCAGTCGGCGAAGGACTTGCCGTTAAGTTTATGGCTCATAGACGAGTAGCCGCAGACCTTCCTAATCCTAGCGATATACTTACTGCTAAGGTTAAGAAGTTAGAGACTAAAGAAATCAGTGCCATGTATTCCTTAACAGTCTCTTTGTGCTACGAGCTTAAAGAAGCAAGTGATAAGAACGATAAGAAGTTTGATGATAAAGTTAATAACTTCTTAAGGTTCGCAATGGACAATTTTGATACTGAATTAGTAGTTATGGGTATTAAATTGGCTCTTACACAATATCAACTTCCAATCGATCCAGATGAAGTTGATTGCTTTGATGAGTTCCATGAACGTTTTGGCAAATATATTAAAGCCGCACAAGGCGAGGCGTCGGCCTAATAGGCGCTATTTGGAGGGGGATTTTAATTAGTCCCCCTCCATTTTATGGTTGACAATGAACATTAAATATAGTATAATATACATATAATAAGAAATTGAGGAATAGCACAAATGACTACAGAAATTTTAGAAAAACCAAAAACAGAAGAAGTTAAACTTTCACCAGAAGAATTAAAAGATCTTCGAGCTGAAGTTTTGGACAAAATTATTGTTGCACGAGTTGGACTACTTTTAAGACATCCATTTTTTGGTAATATGGCTACAAGACTTATTATTAAAGAATGTGATGATTGGTGTCCTACTGCCGCAACTGACGGTAGACATTTATTTTATAACTCACAGTTTTTCGCTAAAATGACAAACAAAGAAATTGAGTTTGTTATTGCTCATGAAATTCTTCATTGTGTTTTTGATCATATGACAAGACGTGAAGATAGAGATCCTCAAATCCATAATATTGCATCAGATTATATTGTTAACAATACTCTAGTTAGAGATGCTATTGGTAGCAAACCTAAAGAGATTCCAATTTTCCAAGATTTTAAATATGAAGGTTGGACTAGTGAAGCAGTTTATGATGAGCTTTTCAAAAAATATGATGAAGAAGACCTTGAAAAATTAGGTAAATTACTTGACGAGCATATTGATTGGGATAAAGATAGTCAAGACGGCAATAGTAAAAAAGACAAAAAACAAGGTAAAAAAGGTAGTGCTCCAAGCTATTCTAAAGATGAGCTTCGTAAGATACGTGACGAAGTAAAAGAAAGTATGCTAGGGGCGGCACAGGCGGCTGGTGCAGGTAACATTCCAAAAGAAGTTGAAAGATTTATTAAGGAACTTACTGAACCTAAAATGAATTGGAGAGAGCTACTACGCCAGCAAATCCAAAGTACTATCAGAAATGATTACTCTTTCCAACGTCCGTCACGTAAAGGATGGCATACAGGAGCAATTCTTCCAGGTATGAACTTTGATACAACTATTGATATTTGTATCGGAATTGATATGAGTGGATCAATTGGTAATAAACAAGCTGAAATATTCTTAAGCGAAGTACAAGGTATTATGCAAGAATATCAAGATTACAAAATTAAGTTATGGTGCTTTGATACTAAGGTATATAACGAACAAGATTTTACTGCTGACAATGGTCAAGAACTAGAAGACTATCAGATCATGGGTGGCGGTGGAACAGACTTCATGGCAAATTGGAAATATATGGAGGAGGAAGGGATTAATCCAAAACGTTTTATAATGTTTACTGATGGTTATCCCTGGGAAAAATGGGGTGATGAAAATTACTGTGAAACAGTTTTTATTATTCACGGGCATCACGATAAAAATTTAAAAGCACCGTTTGGTGTAACAGCACATTACGAAGAATAAACGGCGTAGCTGAGGAGATTATGTTAACAAAAACAGGTATACCTAACGCCTTAAACTACTTCGGTATTAGAGAATTATCGGTGGCCCCACCACATTTTGAGTACATAACTTTAAAGCAAAACTACAATTTGGAAGACGCTATTCGAAAGTGGATTCTAAAGAACTTAAAAAGTAGATTTTTTATTGGTAAAAAGATAGATTTGGACAAAGATAATACTATTACATCTATGGTTAACCTAGGATTTGAAGATCCAAAAGAGCTTTCTTATTTCATGTTGGCGTGTCCACTTTTAAAATACTAATAAATAATGTACGTATATAACTATATAGATACTAAAAAGGAGAACATATATGTCAGACGGAAAACAAGCAATGGCACCAGAAGGTACTGATGCAACGCCACCTCAAAAGGCACCATCAGCACCAGGACCTGCCAGCGTTCCAAACACTTCAGCGGCACCAGGACCCGACGGGGCTCCAACAGGTAATCCTGAACTTACTGTTCAAGATCTAGGTGTGTTGAAGACTATCATTGAAGTTGCTCAGACTCGTGGAGCATTTAAGCCGAACGAAATGGAAGCAATTGGAAAAA